TACAAAAACAAAAACAACCGTTACAACAAAAATGGGAAGAAATAGAAGCTAAAGAAAAAGAAATGGCTCTAAGTTTAACCCAAAAATATAGTGAAGGTAAAATTGATTTAGAAACAGGTCAAATAAATTTATAACGTTTTATTTTGTAAAACTACTGCTATATTTATTAATAAACAATTTAATTTAATATAAAAATGGCAGGAGAATCAACATTATCACCAGGCGTTTATTTGAATGAAAATGATCAAAGTTTTGTTACACAAGGTCAAGTATCAACTGGAGCAGTTGTTATAGGTCCTACAATGAAAGGAGCAGCATTTGTTCCTACAGTAGTAACAAGTACTTCTGATTTTCAAGCAAAATTTGGCACTGGTTTATTTTATGGAAAAACATCAACATACGTTCCTCAAACTGTAAGTGCTTACTTACAACAAGCAGGAAGCGTATTAGTAACAAGGGTATTAGGAAATGGAGGATTTAAATTTGAATCACCTTCAAGAAGATTATTTGTAATAGCTCACTCAGGATCAAATCAGGTTTTAAGTGTACTTTATCCATCTATAGCAAGTATAACAGACGTAACAAGTATCGATTTAAAATCTAGTTCATTAGCAAGTGGAGCTGATTTATCAGGTTCATTTGGAATAACATTATCTGGTTCTGCTTTTGGAGCTATTAATTTAACAGCATCTTTAAATCCAAGTTCAAATCAATATATTACTACTTTTGGAAATATAATTGGTTCATCACCTAATAATACTACAGGAAGTGGTGGAAATTTTAATGATGCTGCTTGGACTTATGTTAATTTTAGACAAAGACAAAGTGCTTTAAGTTCAGGTTCATTAATAGGAACTTTTACCCCAACAAATGTATTTACTAGCTCAGTTGCAGAAGGATACGATCATGCAAAAACTCCTTGGATTACAAACGGTAATACTAGTTCACCAACTCAACTATTTAAATTTCATCATTTAAGTGATGGATTTGACACTAATAGAGACGTTTATACTTCTATTAGTAATCTTTTTGAACCAGCTGATATAAATGGTATTCCTCAATATTCTACTTTTACAGTATTAGTTAGAAAAGTAGGTGATAGTGATTTACAACCTTCAATATTAGAAAGTTTTAATTGTGATCTTAATCCATCATCTCCTAATTTTATATCTAAACAAATAGGTGACAGAGCATCTGCTTATAACAGTACTTATTCTAAAGTAGTTATTACTGGTGATTTTAATAATATATCAAAATATATTAGAGTAGAAGTAGTTGAATCTATTAAAAATGGTTCAATGTCACCTAAAGTTTCTCCAAGAGGATTTGAAGATGTATATGTACCTATTATAATATCTGCTCCTTATTTCTTACCAACAGCAAGTTATCAAACAACTCCAGTTTCTAATACAACATATAATCCATCAGTATTCTTAGGATTTGATTTTAATAAACTAGATAACTATAATTATCTTAATCCAACTCCTTGGTCAACTAATTCACCTGAAACTAATATTTCAGGTTCTGCCTTTAGCATTAATTCATTATTTGGTCATCCAAGTGCAAGTTATACTGGTTCATTAAGTGCTCCAGTTGATATTACAGGTCAAGCAGGTCCAACACCTTCACAAGTTAAATTTAATATTCCTTTCCAAGGAGGTACTGATGGTATTGATTTCTGTTCACCTAGATTAATAGGAGACGAAATTAAAGATACTAATGCTTTTGGTTACAATTTATCTTCTGGTAATTCATTAGGAACACAAGCATATCTTAAAGCAACTAATATATTATCTAATACTGATATTTATGATTTTGATATTTTAGTAACACCTGGTGTAATTAAAGCTCTTCACTCAACTGTTATAAGTAATACTTTAAACATGATCGAAGAAAGAGGTGATGCTTTTTACCCAATTGACTTATCAGAAGAAGCAGCTACTGTAAATACATGTGTTGGTGATGTATCTGGTTTAGATTCAAGTTATGGTGCTGTTTATTACCCATGGGTTAAAATGTTAGATGTGAACACAGGAGTTCCTGATTTCTTCCCTCCATCAGTTATAGTTCCAGCCGTAATGAAAAGATCATCTAATATTTCAGCTCCATGGTTTGCTCCTGCTGGTTTAATTCAAGGTGGTATTCCTGGTGTAATTGAAGTTAAAAATCAATTATCAAAAGCAGAACGTGATATTCTATATAAATCTAGAATTAATCCAATTGCTACTTTCCCAAATCAAGGAATAGTAATATACGGACAAAAAACATTACAAGTTGCTGCTTCTGCACTAGATAGAATTAATGTAAGAATGCTTTTAATTAATATCAAGACATTTGTTAATGCTCAAAGTAGATTTTTAGTATTCCAACAAAATACTCCAGTTTTACATAAAAGATTCTTAAGTTTAGTAAATCCTTATTTACAAAATATTCAAGAAAAGCAAGGTTTATATTCATATCAAGTAGTAATGGATTCATCTAATAATACAAATGCTGAAATTGATAGAAATGAATTAATAGGAGCAGTATATTTAAGACCAACTAAAACGGCTGAATTTATTAAAATTGATTTTAATATTTTACCAAGTAGTGTCTAATTTAATTTAATAATATTTATAACAAAACAATAAAATAACACACAAACATGGCAGTATTAAGCTCAGCAGCAGGTGAATTATTTTTCCAAGCATTCGAACCAAAAGTATCAAATAGGTTTGTACTGATTATGGATGGTATTCCCTCATATTTAATAAAATCATTTAAAGCACCTGTATATACATCAGACGTAAATGTTTTAGATCATATCAATATCAAACGTAAATTAAAGGGTAAATCAGATTGGAGTGATAGCAGTATGACTTTATATGATCCTATAGTTCCTTCTGGAGCTCAAGCAGTAATAGAATGGGTTAGATTACATCACGAATCAGTAACAGGTAGAGATGGTTATGCAGATTTCTATAAGAAAGATTTAACATTAGAAGTACTTGGACCTGTTGGAGATATTGTAGGTGAAATTATATGCAAAGGATGTCTTATTTCTAACTCAGATTTTGGTTCATTTGATTGGTCTAATGGAGCTCCAGTTGAATTAAATATCACTGTTGCAATGGATTACGCTATATTTAATTTCTAATAAAAGAATAATATTATTTAGAGAGGCCCGATGTGAATCGGGTCTCTTTTTTGTATATTAGTATTTATAATCAAATTTTAATAAATGGAAACTCAAGTACCAAAACAACCTATGTATGCAACTGAAATAATTACTTTACCTAGTAAAGGTTTACTCTACCCGTTAGATAATCCTTTATCATCAGGAACAGTAGAAATGCGTTATATGACTGCTCGTCATGAAGATATTCTTACTAATGAAAGTTATATCAAAAGTGGTGTAGTAATTGATAAATTACTAGAAGCACTTATTATATCAAAAATTAAATTAGAAGATTTACTTATTGGAGATAAAAATGCTATATTAGTAGCTGCTAGAATTTTAGGATATGGAAAAGATTATAAATTTAAATATAAACATCCACTATCAGAAGAAGCAGAAGAAGTAACTGTTGATTTATCATTGTTAGAAGATAAAGAAATAGATGAAATTCTAATTAAAAATAGAGAAAATTCATTTAGTTTTACTACATCTAAAGGAAATATAATTAAATTTAAATTACTTACACAAGGTGATGATAAAAAAATTGATGATGAATTAAAACAACTTAAAAAACTGTTTAAAAATGATTCACCTGAAGCTTCTACAAGATTAAAACATACAATTATATCAATAGATGGGAATGTTGAAGGTGCTTTTATCCGTAATTATGTTGATGAAGTTTTATTAGCTAGAGATGCACGTGAATTTAGAGCATATGTAGCAAGTATTAGTCCAGATATTAATTTAAAATTTACTTATGAGGGGAATGGATTTGTCGAAGAAGGCGTATCTATTCCCCTCGGGATTAACTTTTTTTGGCCTGATGCCAGCACATAAAATTTATATATACGATAAAATTCATGAAATAGCATTTAATAGTAAAGGTGCTTATACTTGGGATATTGTTTATAATATGCCTATATGGTTAAGAAATTATATATATTCTAAATTAGAAAAATTTTATGAACAAAAAGAGGATACTCCACAACCTCAATCAAAAAATTCCCCAGTAAATATTCCTATTAAAAAATCAGATTATAGTGCTAAAGCTCCTAAGTAAGGGGCTTTACCTATGTAATATTTATAAGTAAATGGCTGTTACTCCCGAAGAGGAATTTAAAAAATTAATTGCTGAATATAAACAGCTTACAGGGCGTGAAATTAAATTTGATATT